GGCTCGCTTTCCTGCGTGAGGGTTGGGAGGACAAGGACATGGAGGTCGCCATCAACAACGCCATCGAAGCCGACTTCCTCACCGCCGATTGCGCCATCTACGTCTACATGGACGACGGGAAGGTGGGTTGGCGGGTGTTCTCCTTCAATAACGGCGACATCTTGTACCCACACTACGACACACTCACCGGCGAACTCGCCTTGTTCGGTAGGCAATACTACCAAGAGGATTGGGACGGGAACAAGCGCCTCTACCTCGATGTGGTGGACGCGACCTATTTCGTGACCTACGTCCAAAAGGAGAACGACAAGGGATGGGAGATGGAGGGGAGTCCCGTCGCGCACGGATTCCCGTTCTGCCCGGTAGCCTACCACCGGTCGGACAACGGCCCCGTCTGGACGGCATCCCAGAGCCTCATCGACGGCTACGAGGTCGCCATCTCGCAATTCTCCGAGAACAACGCGGCCTACGCGCTCCGCATCCTCTACACACTCGGCGGCGACTTCGAGGTGATGACGAACACGGACGGAACCCCGAACCGCATCGACTCCATCGACCCCAACGCGAAGGTCGGGTTCCTCGAACCGGCGCAAGGTGCGGACGGCGCGTTCACCTCGCAACTCTCCATCATGGAGAAGAACATCATGCGCGGCTCCTTCGCCGTGGAGACCCCCGAAATCAAGTCCGGCGCTGACATGTCCTCCCGCACGGTCAAGATGCTCTTTGCCGACTCCTACCTCAAGGCCCTCTCCGATTCGATGGAGTACCAAGTGTTCCTCAACCGGGCCCTCGCCTTGTTCAAGTTCGGGTACTTCGTCGAGAAGAACCGTGTCAACGAGGTCGAATCGCTGAACGTCAAGGCTTACCTCGAGCCGTTCATCTTCCTCTCCGAGAACGATGTCATCCAAGGCATCCAACAACTCGTCGCCGCCGGTGCGATGTCGCGCAAGACCGCCACGGAACTCGCGTACAACATCGGGTACTCCTCCCCGGACGAGGTGAACCGCATCCTGCAAGAGGCACACGACGAACTCGTCGCCGAGGCGAACGCGCAAGCCGACACCCAAGCGACCGCGCAAAAGCGAAACCCGGTAGCCGCAAGCCGAACCAATGCCAATTCCTAACGAAGCACTCATCCGGGAGGCGGCATCCTTCAAACGGGACGCATCCAAGGAGTTCGACCGCGTCGTGAAGGCCCTGATAGACCTTGTTTGGGCAGCAAACGCCCAAAGCGCGGACTTTCTCTTTGAATCCGACCCAGCGCTTGACGCGGAGGCGAACGCCCTTCTACGGGACTTTTCTGACACGCTCGCCTCGCTTGCGAAGAAACGCGCCGAGGAAATCATCCGCGCATCGCTCGACTACTACGATTTCGGGGAGGATTGGTCCCATGTGGACGAGGGGGACGAGGTCGTGTACCGGTTCGACATGGCCGGGTCTCACCTCAAGGAACTCCTCGAGATTTGGATAGCGCTCGCGGTGTTGAACGAAATCTCCAAGGGCGAACTCCGCGTCCTCGTCTCGCGCTACCTCAACAACCCCTATGCGTCACCGCTTTGGAGGGGAATCCCGTTGGACTCGTTGCGATGGGGAAGGGGATACTCCCGCAACATCTTGGAGCAAATCACGGTCATCGGTCAAGGCGCAATCATCGGGGCGGCAAGGCACGCGGAATGGATTGAGGAGCGGCGCAAGGGCGCTAAATACTACATCCGCCGTAGGGGGAGCAATTACAATTGCGACGAATGTCAGGACATGGCGAACGTCCCGATACCGATTGAGACGCCGTTCGAGATACCGCATCCGCGTTGTTGTTGCTATCCGGAGTATTTTTATGGCGGGATGCCTTGACAATCCCGAAAAGATTGCCTACCTTTGCATTGTTCGGCGAGAGCCGTTCACATAACTCAAAAGGATTGCCCTCCCGGAAACGGGAGGGTTTTCAATTCTTCAGGCCCATGTGCCTCGCCCATAATTCAATGTCGTACGCCATATCAACTCTTGACCTTTTCGTTGTCACCAACGATGTCGTTGATGTCTATCTTGTTCGCACGGAACCAAGCCGTCATCTTGCGGTATCGGACAAGGAGGGTGTCGAGCATGTCGAACGCCTGGGGCATCAAGGTATCGTCCATGAAATCGTTATGCAAGGTCACGCGGGGCACTTCCGGCATCGCGCACGATAGGATGACCTGCTCCGCGAACCGGTCCCATTGGCACAACTTGTTCTCCATGCTCACCGCCTCGAACATGATGTTGTCGAGCCCGGTTATCTCGACCCGCCCGTTATCCTTCTCCGGGGAGGTCATCTTAATCTTGTCCTTCATCCTTCTTCGGTCCTTCGAGTCCGTACCAATCCGGGTGGCGGGAGAACGCGCCGTCCACGGCTTCAAGGGTCTCGCTTATGAAAGCGTCGTCCGGGGCGACGGTGAGGATGCTCCACAAGGTCGCCATATAGGTCTTGAGCGTACCAAGCGCGGCCTCCTCGCCGTCTCTCGCACGCGCCCACATGTTCTCCAACCATGCACCGGCGGCGGTACGCCTCGACACGCTCACATGGAAAACGAGGTTCAGGTCGTACAACTTCATGTGTTCAAACCCGCGCTTGACGAAATAACGGTCGCCAAGCATCAACTCATCGGCATCCAACTTGATTGTGCCGGTCTTTCTACTCACTTTCATAACTTCTCGATTTCTTCTTCAACGTTCCTCAACTCATGCTCCGCGATGGTTATGATAGACGGTAGCCACGTCGTCGGGATGGTGAGGTTCGTGGTCCCGAACTTGTTCTTCTCGACGCGGGATTGCATCGTCAGGATGGTGCTTTTCAACTCATCCCTCCACGCATAGAGGAAATGCGCGTGTTTCGCTTTCTCCAAATCCATATCTAATCGGTTAAGTAATCCTTGCTGAAATTCACGTCCACGACCGGCTTCGGCTCATCCTTACGCCGGTCCAACTCCCTCCGCATCTCCCATAGCGCGTCATAGTCCCCCACGGTGAGTTCCGACGGGTCCTTCCCCTTCACGGCGTTCACACCCTCCTCCCACATCTCCACCAAGCGCCATGTGGGGATGGACTTGTAGTCACTCCCCATCACCCACGAGTTTATACCACACGCGCTTGTGGTCGCGACGGTCGAACGGGGAACACTGGGGGACCTTCGACGAACAAGCCATGTCCTTGAGGTCACATCCCCAACACGGGTCGGTGAGTATCCCCTTGTCCGCCTCCACGCACCGGAACAAACGGCCGAAGATGTTCGCCACGCCACCCACCTCCACGAAACGCGTCGGCAACCTCCCCGCACTCTCATCCTTGTACTCATCCGCCGACAAGAGACGACGCACCTCCCGGAACTCCTCATCCGTGAACTCCTCACGGAACGGATACTTGAACCGCAATATGCGCTCCTCCCTTGTCATAACCCACAACAAAGGTAACGTTACGTTTTGATTCACGGAATATCACGGAAATCAGATTGTTTACAATTCCAATTTTTTTCTCTTGCCATAGTAAAAACATCTTTTTAACTTTGCACCGGAACACAAACGAAAAAAACACCATGAGCAAAATCACCATCAAGGACAACGTCAAGTTCATCCTACAAGAAAAAGGACTCACGCAAATAGACCTCGCACACATCCTCGGAGTCTCCAAACAAAACATCCAACACCTCCTCAACGGAAACATCACCCTCGAAAAACTCGACGACATCGCACGCGCACTCAACACCGCACCCGCCGAACTCATTGCCGACCCGCCACTCGAACGACGCAAATCCTTCATCCAACGCGCCGAACCGACACACACCACGCTCACTTGCCCGCACTGCGGCAAATCCATCAAAATCACCGCCGAGGACTGACAACACACCCATCACGACAACACAAGAGACCCGCCGGAAATACCGACGGGCCTTCTTTTTACAATAAGGGTCACACCTTCAACAAATAATTAACGAACAAACGAACAAAATAAACGCAAGCACAACGCATTGTCATTCACTTCATTACAAGGATTTGAAAAACTATGTCAGCAAACAAACCAGCAAACAAACAACAAACAAGCAAATCTGAATCAACAAAATAATCACACGATTAACACGCTATAAATCAATTCATTACAAAGACAACAGTTATTGTATCAACAAGCAAATCATCAAGAAAAGCACGATTCCTCCAAGAAAGAAACGTTAGGAAAAGCGAAGAAAAAAAGTAACATAAAAAAAGAAGGGAAAAGGGTATAAAGAAAGATATAAAAGAAAAAGACTCTAAAGAGTCTAAAAAGAAATTCCGCCACCACCACCCCCAACTCACGCTCCAACAACCGAAATCGTAACATCTCGCTACTCTAAACACCACCCACACCATCCCCAGACACGCACCGACCACACCTACTACACAACCACACCACAACGACACCGCCATCACGCCCACCATCAACATCAAACCTCACAACACGACACACAAACTACACCGACTACCCACACTCGACTCGGCAAAAAAATAAAAAAAACGAAAAAAGAAATTTGGGTTTACACCCCCCGGCCCCTACGCTGCCCCGTCTTGCCCCCCCCGGGGGACCGTTGCCCGCCGTCGCCGCGTTGCGCCAGCCAGCCCTCCAGCATGCCCCTCAAAGGGTTACAATTTCGCCCCTATTGTGACGGATTTCCGCCCTTTTCCCGGGCGCATTGATACAAGGGGCATGCGTGGCAATTGTGGGGCAAATATGCGCGTACAATCTTGTTATCTTTTGCCGCGTCGCGGTCCGCTCGTTGTGTTGAAATTATCACCTTGAGCGCGTCCAGCGCTTCGCCCGCGTCCCCGGCCCGGTTTATGATTTCATTCAATTTTCGGGACTGATTGACCGGGTTAGAATAATCCACAAAAAGCGGGTTGTCGCGACCTTTTGCGCGGACATTGCCCCCGCCCTTTTGCCCGTTGTCGTCGGGGTTGGATTGGTTACTTTCCTGCTCCAGTCGTGCGCGTTCTTCATCCCGTCCGATTGCCCGGTTTTTTGCGTCCCGGTCGATGAAATAGCGGGTAAATTCTTCGTATACCTTTGTGATTTCGTCCCGGGTTTTCCACCGCGAAGCGGTGGATGAAGCGGCGGACAAATCGCGGGCTTCGTCTACGGGCGTGTCCCGGCTCAAGATATATGCGGTTTTCGTATCCGGTATTATTCCGGCGGCCAATGCGAAAAGCGCAATCTTTTCCCGGTCGGTTGCTTTTTGTTGTGGTCGTCCCATGTTAGCGGGGTTTATTGGTTGCTATATGTGGCAAAGATAGGGTTTTTCGTGGACATGATGCCGGGGGCAAAAAACACCCTTTTGGTCAGCCTTACAATAACGAGCGTGTAACTGCTTGAAAATGATGCAGTTACAAAGGTATTTTTACTTTTATCGAATTTCGATAATTTTGGCGCAGTTTAATTATCTCCCCCGGGATGGTATCAGAATACCTTTTGAAAATTTGAGGGTCAGGAAAGGGCGTTTCCTGCGTTTTTCATTTTTCGGGCAGGTAAAGCCCTTTTTTGTCCATGCAACCCGGGCCGGAAAGGGGCAAAAAGCGGGAAATCCGGCGGGGCTTTTCCGGGGGTCGTCGTCGGGTTGGATTTTTTGGGGTTGGACATGATGCCCCGGGCGGGTTTTGTGTTGCGATGCCGCCGGGGTTTTGATTGTCCCGGGATTGTGCCCGGCGGGTTGGATTTCGTGCCCGGTCCCGTGCTTGCATAATGCACCCGCCCCCGCGCGTGTGTGAGGGCTTGACAATTGCCCGGGATTTGTGGAGGGCATGAAACATGCCCGGGGAAAGGTCGTATTTTGCCGCTGGCGGGCTTTTCCTCAAAAGATAGGGATTTCCCCGCCCGTCGGGAAATAGCGCCTATTTCGGCCCCTTTTCGCTTTTCCCGGGGCTTTTATCCATGCAACCCCGCCGGGGGAAATTTCCCAATTTTTTTTAGGGCCAAAAACGGCCGTACAATAGCGCAGAAGGGCGTTTTTGATTTTTAAATAAATTTATTTTAACCTTTGCCCCTAAAAAAGTAAAAAAAGGTATTGTTTATTCAAATAATGTTTGTACCTTTGCCATTGGAAAGGGTTACCAATCCGGGACGCGCTCCCAAAGATTGACCCCTTTCCTGACCGCCGGGGAAAGTCCCGGACGGACGACGAAACGATAACGCCGATGTGTCCGGGACCGCTCACCGGACGTGGGGTAACGGCCTACATTCAAGTAAGGGTTATGCGACGGCGCGAAGCCGGGCATTTTGGAAAAAGTTGCTTTTCCTCCCTTGTAACCGTTTCAATGCAACCCGCTACGGCCGGGGCTTTTACCCCGGCAACACGGTGCAAGATTCAGGGCTTTTGTTTTGCCTACATGATTGCACCCGCGCGAAACTCAAAAAATAGGTTTTTGATTGTTATTTGACGACCCCCGGGGCAATACGGCCCCGGGGACAAATGCCCGCCGGGATTGATACCCCGCCCGCGTTCCATGTTTAACAATCTTAAAACCTTTTGAGTTATGAAACACAATTTATTAAATTGCTACATTGACAACAAAATGTCCGCTTTTATGGTGCAAGACGGAAATTTATATTTCATGTCGCATTCTGCCCCGTGGGACGACGGAACCCGGTTGCAAAACATGGTTGGCTGGCGTTGCGCCCGCTACCTTTGCCCCGCTCCCGAACTGATTGCAAAAACTTTGGACCCGGACACAATCCGGAATTTACTCCGCGTTAATGTCGGTTTCAATCCGGTTTCAATCATTCTGGAGGGGTCGGCTGAATATGCCGAAAAGCGGGCAAATAAGCAAACAAGGACACGCCACGCGGCCACGGCCCGCCGGGTTGCAAAACCCGCGACGGAACCGACCCCGGAACCCGCCCCGGCCCCGATGCCGGAGCCCGTACCGGAGCCCGCGCCCGTGGTCACAAAGATAGCCCCCGCCGAAATCGTACACGACAAATATAGTGACCTGCTGAAAATCATAAGGTCTGGTTCGTCCGTGTATTTGTACGGCCCGGCTGGGTCCGGAAAAAATCATGTCGCGGAACAAATTGCACGCGCCCTGGGTCTGGAATTTTATTACCAGAATTCAATTACCGATGAATACAAACTTATCGGATTTATTGATGGTGCTGGCAATTACCACGAAACTGAGTTTTACCGGGCATTTACCCGGGGCGGCGTGTTTATGCTGGACGAAATGGATGCCAGCTGCCCGGACACGCTCGTAACATTAAACGCGGCCCTTGCAAATGGTTATTTTACATTTCCCGGGGGCCGTGTCAAGATGCACCCGGATTTCCACTGCATCGCCGCCGGAAACACCTGCGGCCGTGGGGCTACGGAGGAATACAGCGGGCGGTCCGTTTTGGATGCCGCCAGCCTGAACCGCTTCGTTCCCGTCCGATTCGACTATTGCCCCGCGATTGAAAGGAAATTAGCCGGGGCGGGCGGGTCGGATATTCTGGAATTTATCCGGGATATGCGACAGGCCGCCGCTAACGCTCGTATTCATATCGTTTTGGGTTATCGGAACATTCAGAGACTTGCAAAATTCTCCGAAATTTTCGATACCAAAACGGCAGTTGAATATGCCGTGACCGGGGGCTACGACCGCGACGAAATCAATATCCTGCGGGCCGGATTGCATAATAAAAACAATCGTTTCGCCCTTGCAATGTAGCAAAAAATCCCGGGGGCGGGGGACCGCCGCCGGGGTTCAAATCATCTAATTTTTTGAGTTATGGAAAACAAATACTTTTGCAAAAGTTTCGAAAATTTGGCGTCGTTCCATGCCTATTTGAACGGGACCCCCTACAGCAAAACCTTTGCCGGGCGGTCCCACGATAGCGTAACCGGAACGCGTTCTTTTACCGGGACGGATTCCTACGACGCCGCCGAAAAATTGCTTATTGAGGGCGACGCGGAAGGCGCCGCCAAAATTTACCGGGCGGTAAATGTCAAGATAAGACAAACGGCCGGGGCGGGTACAAAAACCCGTCGTTTTTCGTCCGTTTGCGGGGGGGCGGTCAATGTCCCCGCGACCCTTATCGGGCTGCCGAAATCCATGTATAATTTGAAAAAGGTACATTTTGAAACCGGGTCAAAGGTTTTGACAATTTGTTACAACAATAACGCATCATCCAGCGTGTCCGTCGACGAAAAGGTAAATGCCAGCGCCGCCCTTGTCGCGGCGGTCGTCGAATTAGAAAACCGGGGCTATCGCATAAATCTTTATGCGTCCTGCTCCGCTTATGAGGGCCGCGAATATTGTGCTAATTTTGTCAAAGTCAAAGATTCCGGGCAATACATGGACCTTTTGAAAATGTCGTACCCGCTTGTAAATCCATCTTTCCAGCGCCGACACGCTTTTAGATTCCGCGAAACGATGCCCGGGCTGTCTCGTAATTGGGTCGGCGGTTATGGTTGCAGCGTGACCGATTCCGCGACCGTTGCGACCCTTGCAGAAAAAGCCGGGCTGAACCTGAAAAAGATAGTAACCTATTACGAAATTAAGGGCATGGAGCCCGCGCAAATCGTGGAAAAGATTCTATCTTAAAACAACATGTCCCGGGGGGCCTGACCGCCGCCCGGGGCGCTATTTCTAACAATCTAAAATCCTGAGTTATGTTTATTTATGTAGTTATCCCGATTTTATTACTTTGCGCCGTTTTGGACGGCGGGGAGGAATAAAAGCCCCGGGTCTGTCCGTGCGGGCGCGATAACCCGCCCGGGCACAAAATCCTTTGTTTAACAATCTAAATTTTGAGTTATGGAACACAACGCCAAAAACAACGACCCGCAGGTGAAAATCGTCGAAATCAACATGGAAAAGATGAACGACTTTTTCAAGAGTTTACCGGAGTGGAATATCGAACGGGAACTCGGGTACAAGCCAATTTCGACCCTATGGACTGATTTTTCGATAGCGGACGCGGCCCCTCAATTCGGGCTGGACGCTATCGAAGCAATCCGCGCCACATGGAAAGCTGCGGTTACGGCGCTCCGTAGTGACTACAAGATGATGACGGAACTCGTAATGGTGCTGAACCACAAAATTTGGCAGCACCACGACGCTGCCATCCGTGCAAAGTCAGAGGGGCTCCTGAACCGCCGTGACCACCACATGAGGCTGGCGAAGGAGTACGACGCCGCGTGGCGGGCAACGGATGAATGGTGCTGCGAACATTTTACCGGGGAGGCGGCGGAGTATTACTACGAGACTACCGACTAAAAACGCGGCATTATTATGGGGGCGGGGGGCTGACCCTCCCCGCCCTCGCGAATTAACCTTAAAAATTTGAGTTATGGGTGTTATCCTTTCAATTTTAGCGGGGCTCGCCATCGTGGGCCTGCTACAATTATTCAACCCCGGCAAAAAAGCCGTTCCCAACGACATTTGCGACCCCGAAAACGAAACGGGGGAGGGGGGGTATATCCTCGATTTATACGGCGCTCCTGAAAGGTTGGAGGGGGACGGAGTGTTAAAAGCGCTTTTGTCCGCTTTCCGCGACCTTGAAAGACAACGGGCGGCGGGGTTCCGCAATTGGATTTCCGCTTGCATCGAAAGGGCGCAGCGGGGGTATGAAATTCCGCCGGATGTGGCGCTTTGTGCGCTAAAAATGACACGGGACGAAATATCTGGGCCGCGTTTCGTAAAAGATGGTTTTCCGACAATCTATTACGATTTGTCCGCGCTCAATGATGCAATCGTAGCCGTGGAAAAAGAAATGGGGGAGGGGGCCTGACCCGCGCCTTCCCTCGCTAAAACCTTAAAATCCTTTGAGTTATGAAAGTACATGAATTAAGCCGCGAACAATTCGTGGAGTTAAAGCAAAACTACCTTTGCGAAATCATGGACCGCCGGACGGGGGAGACCCCGTCTTGGGGGGAACTTGCGAACGTCGACGAAATCGTGTCGGATGCGGAGGTTTTTGACTTCTACGCCGAGACGGAATTTTTCCCGGACGACTTCTCCTGCCCGATGGAGGAGGAGTTGCCGTGGTGGGAGCGGCCGTAACACGGAGGAGCGGGGGTGATGCCCTTCCCCTTCGCCATTGTTTGACAATCCTTAAATCTTTGAGTTATGAGTAATTTATTCGACCCTATTATTAACGGGGTACAGAACTACACCTATCATCGTGAGCCAACGAAAAGTGAAATCGCATTTGGTGAGGGAGCAACGCACTACCGGGACTTCCATCCTTCGCGCGTGGTAAAACGCTCGGTCGGGCCGTTGGTCGTCCTTAAAAAGTGGATTCTCGCCGATGACGGGTTGCGTTACTATCGGTAACGAAAAGGTCGGGCGGGGTGATACCCGCCCGGCTTGCCAATTTTCTAACAATCTAAAACACAGCGAGTTATGGAAATAGAAATTAGAACCGGCGAGGATGGGCGGCGCATGTTGTTTGCCTATTCAAAGACTTGCCTTTTTCAGTTTACGCACCGCAAGGACGAAAACGCATGGTATTTTTGGTGGTGGGGGCACGCTTACAATCCCATGATTATCAAGGGGCGTTTCCCGCTCAAGTTTTTCAAGGAAGCGTGCCGTGCGAATTACTTTATCGACAACGGTTGCGGAATTGATGATGATGTAATCGTCGTGAAGGGCCGCAACTACATCGGCCTGAAATAAGGGGGACGGCGGGTGAAACCGCCGTCCTTCTCCAATCAACCATAAATCTTATTGAGTTATGAAAGCAAACATCGAAATCCGTGACGACCGCGATGCGGCGCTCTTGTCCATCGCAATCCTTTCCGCCATCCACGAACTTGTCGAAGAACGCGACAAGGCAAGGAAATGGGGGCTGTCCACCATGACAACGGAGGACGCAATCCATCGGTTGCAGCGGATGCTCAAAGACTTTGGGGAGTGATATTCCCAAAGCCTTCAAAAAAACCTTAATCTTTTATGAGTTATGAGAAATGAAAAAGCAAAGGTGGGGGACACCATCAAGATTGTCCGTTTGGACGACCCGTATGACAAGACCTATCCCGGTCGGATTGGCGTTGTGGAGTTCATCGACTCTATGGGTCAATTACACGGGACTTGGGGCGGTTTAGCCGTTATCCCGGAGGTTGACGAGTACGAAATCATCAAAAAATCTTAACGCTATGTCGAAAGAAGTCACTAAAGAGAACCTTCGCAAGTTTGCGGAGGATGAATTGGACGGCGTGTCCAACATGGTCGAGTCCGGAATGATGGACGAAAAGACCGCGAAGGGGCATGTACGCCAACTGTTCTACCTTTCCGGGACTTTCGGTCTCGGTCTCCAAGAGAAAGCCAGGCAGATTATCCGGCGCTTGAAAGGAGAGTAAAC